CAATAAGCCACCCTTCGGGGTGGCTTTTTTTCGCCTAAATTTTACAAGCCCCCCAATTTGAAACCAGTTATTTGTCCTCGCGCGCACACCGAGGGCGTGGCTAATTAGAGTTCCATACCATAGTGGAACTTTACATAAGGGGTTCTGTCCTGTAGAACTGTAAGTAATGAAGCAATAGTGCTTCAGAAAATGAAAGGACATATTATGTCTAAGAAAGTTGAAATAACATCCTTAAAGGATGCGTCTTACCAAGGTTGTATCAGTGCAGAACGTGGTGTATCAATCGGTAGGTTCATACATGAGAAGTGCCCGACGTTCTTAGAGTCCATTCCCGATGAGATAAGGGCAGAACTCGAAGAGGGGCAGATGTTACGTTTTAATGAACTCAACCCTGCCCAACACTATACCGATAATTGGACACCTTGCGAAGAGGGAACAAAGGGTTCTAAACGTGTAGACATTAATGTAGTGATGGCTTATTCATCCCAAGCATTTGGTAACTTCCGCAATGATGAACCTATCAAGCATGGTATTCATAAGGGATGGCGGGACGATTGGTCGGACTATAAGTCCAATCGCATGAAGGACTTGAAGAGATACGTTAAACAGTATCTAGATAGTTTGGCGGGTAAAAAGCGGGAACGTGCCGTTACTAAGGACTTTGCCTTGTGGCTTAAGGAAGATGTCTTAGCAAGTATCAAAGCAAGGGCTAAGACGGCTAAGGGTAGAGGGGATACTACAGTAGACGATGCTGTAGTGAATGCGATAGCTAAAGCTATCAAGTAGGACTAGGGGATGGGGCTAAATTGCCCTGTCCCCTTTTTTTGCGTTTGCTAAACAGAAACCAGTTATGTGTCCTCGCGCGCGTGTACGAGGGAATTCCCCATGCCAACACAAGGTCACTATTTAGCTTTCCACGGTCTAGTGGAATTGGACTGTGCATCATTTAGAATTCTAAGAACTGACAGGGTTAGATTAAATTCCAAAAACCTATTCAGAACTTTTTTACCTGTTTGGAATTTTTTTGCCTTGTAACACTTTGATTTACAAGGACATTCTAAAAAAATTCCAAAATTCCAACTTTTTTTAGGAGGGGGTCGGGTAAATTGAGAAAAAAGAGGGAGAGCAAGGGTTGCTCAGCCAGTGCAACTTTTAACTGCAAGGTAACGTCTCCCCCTAATCCTGTTTGGAATTTTGGAATTTTTCTATTATTTATTATTTATTATTACTACTACTACTATATAACATAAGGCTTTCAGCCCGATTTTTACCCCGTTAAAAAAATTCCAAAACGCTTTTTAAACTTGGAATTTTTCTAGAATTTTTTAGCCCATTTTGGAATTTTTACCCCCAGCCTCGTATAAAAAAGTCATACAAGACCATTGACCGAAATGTAAAGTTAAAGTATAATAGTCTTGTCGATGGGGAAGAAACCAACGCAGAACACCGCAGACCTCACCGACACTATTTAGCTTTCCACGATGTAGTGGAATTTGTTTTAACTCTAATCAAGGAGAAGTACATGGGCAAACTAAAGCAAGCCTTAATCGTTTTCGAAGAGCAACGTGCTGGCAAAGGAAGCAAGGAATTAGATCCACGCTATCGTGGAATGGTAGATAGCGACGAAGAGTGGGCAATCTACGAAGCAGAGTTCAACGACTGGCTCGACAAGTACGAAGCATCGTTCGGTGATGAGAAAGGGTATCTACCATGAGTATCAATCTTGATGCGTGGTTAGACCACGAATGGGCGAAAGCCTGTGAAGCAGACGATGCGGAGGAGGGCATGATTCAGTATTGGGGTGAGCGTTGTCCCGACTACGACAGACAATGCCCGACTTGCCAAGCATGGAAAGAGTTTGAAGCGTCAGGCGAAATCGTTAAGACCTATAAGGAGTTCGACCATGATTGATGAGACTTTTAACCCACAGTGCAAGCTATGTGGCGACATCTACGATGAGCAACGGTTTCGACTGGGCTACGCAGTTTGTTGTCCATGCGGTGATGAAATCGCAAAGAAGGTGAACACCAAGCGGACAGTCGTACCCATGAACAAATCGAACTACATGATGGTAACGGATATGACTATTCTTAAACAACTTAACCCAAAGAGGACAACATGATAGTCGGCAAGCGGAAGGAAAAGGAATTGGGGATTAGGTGGAATCGCACCAATCGTTCAAAGGAATATAGGGGTAAGCGAGTCAAACCCTTGACTGCTAGTTTGTATGCTAAGAACGATAGGCAATATAGACGCTATCGTGGTGGGTTGAATGAGTCTATCGTTCATGTAGTTTGCCTAAGACTTAATCGACCAGTAGATGTCCCAATGTGTCCAATGAGGAGATGGAAATGAAAGGCGAAGATAAGATATTCCTACTGGAAGTTATCAATGCGGTGCGTTCGGGGGGTAACGAGATGGCTAGGTTTCTACTAGATAGTGGAAACATAGATAGGATTATCCGTATCAAACGAGAGGTGGGTGCGGATGAACTAGACCGAGAGTTAATCAAATTGAAGGAGGTGGTGTATGAAAGTCATTAAGTTATATCGCAAGCCCGACAAGCCCGAGTTCTACAAGCTGGTGCGAAGCGATGCCCATTCTCTATTAGTTCATTACCCGATAGACGTATGCAATCGCAAGCGACAGTCGAGGTGGTTTTACTTTGATGAAGTGTACGTGGACTGGGTTAGAACATTCATAGGGGAAGAGCATGGGGTATAGATCAACAGTTGCATATTCAATAAGGTTTATTCCACGACTAAGTGAAATACAAACTACCGATGATGAGATAGAGAAAGCAAAGGCGACGTTCTTTACATTCCTAGCTGAAGCCAAGGCAAACGAAGACACGGCTGGTGCGTTCCTTGACGAAGACCTAAAGGTAGACGAGGAGAAGTTAGCTATCTATTTCTTTGCTGACAACGTGAAATGGTACGAATCTTATGAGGATGTTAAGTGCCACGAAGCGTTACTGGATTTGTCAAAAGAGTGGGCTGACGATGGTGACTGTTCTAACCCATACATAGGCGGTGCGTTTGCACGTATCGGTGAAGAGATGGAAGATAACGTAGAAGAAGTGTGGGGTCAGGGCGACTATGACTGGATAAGTGTGCATCGTTCTATGTCATGCGATTGGATGGATTAAAAAAGTCATACAAGACCATTGACTGAAATCATAAGTCAAGTTATAATATACATACTGAAGGGAAGGAGTTTTTATGAAAGACTTTTGGGGTAAGTTGTTAATCGTTGTATCGGTAGGCTATTTAGCTTACCACGTGATAGTGGATTTACTTTTAGCGTAGTTCAATTAAACCAAGGAGAAGTGTATGAACATGGAATTAACCAAACCCGATCACCTGATTAGCTTAGCTAGTTCGGCAGTCCTAGTAAGCGTAGACATCAGCGTATGGTCGGCAACCAAGCAAGACCGAGGTATCAGTGATGAGGTTACTACCTCAAAGAACGCAGACAAACACGCGGGTCGTTACGTTAAGAATCTCTTAGCTAACCATCCCAAGCATAAGGCAGTCGTTAACTATCGGCAGACCATATACAACTGGCTTCAACGTAGGACTTACAAGTGGAATCAATCGCAGAATTTATTGCCAAGCGTAGACGTTCCCAAGTTTAAGCAAGAGTATCAAGAACACCAACTAGCTTTCCATGGTTTAGTGGATTCATTAACAACGGACTACGATTCAATCGTGTCGGACATGGCTTTCAAGCAAGGCACTATGTTCAACCGAGATGACTACCCGACTAAGGAGCAAGTTCATGCCAAGTTCAGTTTGAACCTGTATGTGTCCGAAGTTCCGATGAACGACTTTCGCTGTGGGATAGCAGAGGACATCGCTGATGACTTGTTTGCTACATACAAAAAGCAAGCGCAAGGGATTATCGAATCGATTGGGCAAGAACAGTCAGAACGGTTGCTCGAGGTAATGGAGTCCATATCTCATTGTTGTGGTCATGATGAGTCAGAGGTCAATGGCGAGGTGCGAACCAAACGTCGTAAGATTTACGATACAACGATTCAGAAAGCCCTAGAAATGTGCGAAAGTTTTAAGCGATTTAATCTTAAGAATGATTCAGGATTAGAGTCAGCACGTGCATCGCTAGAGAAAGTATTACGTGGTGTGAAGGCAGAGGACATTCGTGATTCCGATGCAGTTCGCCATCATGTTAAGGAAGGGATAGACGATATCCTTTCTAAGTTCGGTAGTTTCAATTCAATCTAATCAAGGAGAAATACAAATGAGCAAACTCAACTTCAATGCAACTGTAACCATCAACGAGTTACGTAAGACCATTCCCCTAATAGGTTCATCAATCACACCAATCATACTGTCCGAACCTGGATGTGGTAAGACTTCTCTCTTATCTATGATTCGTGAGGATTTGGGCGAGGGCTACGACTACATCTATGTAGACTGTCCTGTGAAAGATATGTCAGACATCGGTATGACTATCCCCAACCATGCGAGCAAGTCACTAGAGTATTACGTGTCATCTCTCTTCAAGCTTGACTCTCCTAAACCAAAGGTCATCTTGCTTGACGAGTTCATGAAGTCACCCAAGCTATTGCAAGTTATCTTTACCCGTCTGATGTTGGAGAGAATGGTAGGTGACGTTCCACTACCAAGTGGATCGATAGTTTTCGGTACGTCAAACAATTCAAGCGATGGGGTAGGCGATACGATGTTGGCTCATGCTGGTAATCGTGTGTGCATTATGGAAATGAGTAAGCCGATTCCGAATGAATGGTTAGAGTGGGCATCGGCTAATGGTATCTCACGTGTTGTTCGTGCGTTCGTTGCGTTGTTCCCTCGTACCCTTGCATCGTATCGTGATGGCAATCAAGACGACAACCCATACGTGTTCAACCCTAAAAAGACTCAACTCTCATTCTGTTCACCAAGGTCTCTCGCTAAGTGTGATGTCATTGTGAAGAATCGTGATGCGTTAGGTGAGAATGCAACGATGGTCGCTCTTGCTGGCACGATTGGCTTGGCTGGTGCTGGTGATATGTCAGCGTTCCTATCGCTAGAGAAGACTTTAGTAGATGTTAGGGACATCGTCAAAGATCCAGATGGCATTAAAGTTCCTGATGAAATATCAGCACAGTTGATGATTATGTTTCAAGCAGTAGATGTTCTCGAGACACAGGATGAGTTAACGAAGTTCATGAAGTTCGTTAATAAAGTTCCTAGTTCAGAGATTCAAGCGGTGTTCTTTACCATGATGATGCGTAACACCAAGGCAATCAAGTTGGCACGTAACAATATGCAGATTGCAGAGTGGGCTAAGAACAACCACGAATTGTTCTAATTAGTTAACCATCATGGAGTGGAAAGCTATGTTAGCACTTGGATTATTTATGTGGGGTTTCACCATGTTTGCCATAGGCATCGTGGTGGGTTTTTTAATATGTTTAACGAGGACTAAGAAATGAATAACAAACAAGAAATTAGATTGAAGAAGGCTCATATCGCCTTGATGAAGCATCCCGAGACTGCTCTCTATTCGGGCGTAATGCTGATGGGTAAGTCAGAGGTGAGTGATGAATCCTTTACGGCATACACCGATGGTGTCAACAAGAGATACTCTAAACCATTCCTAGAGACTATCGACTGCGAACCCAAGTTGCGTGGTCTTGTCCTCCATGAGAATCTTCATGTGGCATTGAAACAAATCCCACGTGGCAAGGATATGTTCAAAGAAGATTCTAAGGTTGCAAATATGGCGGCGGATTTTGTAGTCAACGATATCATCTTCAACATCAAAGGAACTATTAGCGGAGGCAACGAGGCTATCGTTCAGCTACCCGAAGGTGCGTTGTATGACCCATTCTTTCACAACTGGAATATGCGTGAAGTCTACAACCATATCCGCAAGGAGAATCCTGAGCGAAGTAAAGGTAAGGGTAGCTCAAGTGGCTCACCTAGTGATGACGGCGAACAAGGTGATGGTGACGAAGATGAATCACAGAATAGTTCTCCATCACAGGGTGGAAAGCAAGATAGCAATAACAAGATCAAAGCTAATGGCAAAGAGTATGACATGGGCGGTGATGGTTTCGATGAGCATGACTGGGAATCATTTAAGGACATGACCCCCGAGGAAATCAAGGAATTGTCAGAAGGTATTGACAAGGCTTTGCGTGAAGGCGGTATGCTCGCTGGTCGGATGGGTGCGAAGATGCCACGTGCAATCGGCGAACTACTCGAACCCAAGATAGATTGGCGAGATGTTTTGCGTGACTTTGTTTCATCAGCTATGAAAGGCAAAGATGAGTTTACATGGCGACGCATGAACAAGCGTCAGATGGCTAATGATATGTATATGCCAAGCATGGAGAACGAAACCATCGGCGAGGTCATCGTGGCGATTGATACGTCAGGCTCGATTGGTAGTGTAGAACTAACCGAGTTCGCTACGGAACTGGCATCGATTTGCGACCTTGTGCAACCCGAGGCTGTGCGTGTTTTGTGGTGGGACACGATGGTGCATGGCGAACAAGTCTTCAAGCCCGACTCATTCAACAACATCGGAGCATTACTTAAACCATTGGGCGGTGGTGGTACTCACGTGAGTAGCGTGTCTCAATACATCGTTGAGAAGAAACTTAACGCAGAGTGTGTCATCGTGTTTACCGATGGTTACGTGGAGCATGACATCGAGTGGAATATCGTTCCACCTACCCTGTGGATGATTACTCAGAACAAGGGCTTGAATGTTCCATGCGGTAAGAAAGTCATGTTCGATAGGGAGTAATCATGGGCGATGGAGGACTCTCACGAATTAAGCATGACCTAGTGAAAGACTTGATGGAGCAATATGGAAAAGGTGCGTATTCCTATGCTCTAGAAAGACTTATTTCGTATCAAAACAAAGGCGACGACATGGGTGAGAACCTATGGCGAACTGTAATTGCAGATTTAGATGAACACTTTAAAGGAGAAGGACAATGAAAGCATTAACGTGGGACAGACTGACTGACATTAAAAATACTGTTAAGCCATACAGGGGGACAACCAATCGGTTTCCTGTTGGTGACAGGCGACACAACCACAAAGACTTTATTGCCGAGGAACGTAATGGCGAGCAAGTGTATGTAATCCGTTATGGTTATGGGTGGGAGTGCAAAGATGACCACACTAAGGAGGAGTGGCTTGTTAACCAAAACACCAATCAACCTAACATCCACGAGCGGACTACTAACGGAGTCACCACCTATGAAAGTTATAGAACAATCCCTAGAGAGTTAGGCATCGTGCGTTCGGACAATACGTTCGAGTTCACACACTATAACTACGGACAGGGCGATAACATAATGCTTAGCAACTGGAGCAGAGGATACTTTTGTAGGAGTTCACGACATGGTGGAATGATATATAGAGCGAACGATATCTTCCATCCTATCTTCAAGGGCATGAGAGTTAACTGCGAGACGATGATGCCTCACAAGGATAGCGAGTACCAAGTTACTGGCAAGCGTGTAAGCCGTAAGGATGCTAAGGAGTTTCTTAACCGATACACAGACTTCTACCAAGTTAACGAAGTCATGCTTAAGACGATGGAGTGGAAGGGTTACATGGAGACTGCGGTTGATGTAATGAAGTCATTAGACTTGACGACAGAAAACTGGTCTCTTATGCAAGACGAGAGGGACAAACTTATCAAGTTCGCTGATGAGAATCTAAATACTTGTCCACTAGATGCTGGAATCGCATTTGCCTTAGCGTATGACGTAATGAATACTTATTCAAGAGTTCGTGCGTTCGTAGACCCCAATGCGAGTAGCCACTATGTAAGAGAGGTAGAGTTGGATATTTTGTTCGCCAATATGAAACGCAAGCTGAACAAGGAGTTGTATAAGCGTAATCCATCGGTAATGAAACTCACAGAGTATGTACCAAACCAACCTTATCCGCCTAGCGAGTGGGGTATAGATATTACAGTCAATGGCAAAGAAGTAGAACAACTATAAGGAGAAGTAAATGAAAGACGGATTGTTTACTCAAAACCCTGAGTATCACGAAGGAACATTTATCGAAGAAGACGATGATTTAATTCATTTTCTTATAGAACTTAGTGAAAGGCTGGCAGACGAATCAGACTACGACGAGTATTTAGCCCCAAAACTTTTAAGCGCAATCAAATTTTTAATAGGAGAAGACCATGAATAAACTAATCTACGAAGGATTTGAAACAGAAAACTTGGCAGCGGAGTTAGAGAACTCATCATGTAAGAGACTCATACAAGAACTAAACTTTAAGTATGGTCTCAAGGTAGTAGATAAAGTTGATCCCCATTCTCTAAGTCGTAGCAGTCCTATTAGTTTTTTACTTGCTGACCCCAATGGTTTTATGGTGGCGAAGGTGTGGACAGACAAGGAATGTGATGATGTTGTCTATAACTATCGCTCGCCTTTCTATAAGAAAGAACGTGGCTCTGACTCAGCTGACCGAGAGACTTTGCATAGTAAGAAACTCTCAACATTGATGGCAACTTTAAAACGCAATAATGTCGTTCCACCCCCTGATGGAATGATAAATAAGTATCCAGCAGATTCTTTTAATCAAGCCATAGGTTATATGGATTCTTATCATGGTCGAGATTACAAACAAAGTAATTTCTCAGCAGAGGAAATTCATACGATGCTCAAGGTAGTTTTACTAGGGGAAAGTCCTAGTGAATTAAATCTAAATAATTGTAAAGAAACACTTGACAAATGGGATAGTATGGATAGAATTAAGGCTAGAAAGCGTGAAGATATTGAACGCTTTTTTAATAGTGAATTTTACGCAATCGGTGCGGATAAGTTAAATCATTTAGTTATAGGTTCAGTTAAGCGTATGCCAAGACAAGCAACAGAACACTACTCTTTTGAAGTAGTCAAGCCGTTCAAACGCATGATGGAATTGCCTGACGAGTTTAAGGCAGTCATGCTGATGAACAAGGTTCATGCGGAAGGTAAGAATATTACTAGGTTCTACGCAAATACCATTCCATCCGACAATGGATACAACCCTGACCTCGATCTGATAAATGTTAATGGTCGTCACGTCGATGAGTTTAATTGCCAATGGACTCTAGTGCCATGCTCGGGAATTTAAGCCCAGTAGTTCATCAATATGATTTTGGTCTCTATCGTGTTCCTTTGCGTAAGGAAGGAAACTCCTACACCATCTTTGTTGCTGATGGATTTAATCGGGTATTCGATGAGGATACTTTACCTGATGAAGTCAAAACTAAGATGGCGATGATACTGGCAAGTGCAAAACAAATCGTAACTGATGAGAAGGTAACGCAGTTGCAGTTAATGGCAACTACGGTGGACAACGAGTTTAGAGATGTGGGATGGCGAGCAAGTGACAGTTGGTTTTGTATCATATTGTCTCTTGCGTCTCTAATGAAACTAAGAGGAGAAGACTGATGGCTACGACACCCGAGGGCAAAGTAAAGGACAAGATTAAGAAAGTTCTTAAGGAGAGAGGTATCTACTTTGTAATGCCAGCGACAGGAGGATACGGGTCAAGCGGTGCGCCCGATATTCTCGTATGTCATAAAGGAATGTTCTATGGCATCGAGTGCAAGGCTGGTGATAACAAACCGACTGCGTTGCAGAAGGATAATTTAAATCGCATTGAAGATAATGGTGGCTATGCTTTTGTCATCAATGAAACTAATGTCGATGACTATATGAAAGTGCATTTCAATGATTAAGAAACAACCAACCCCAGTATTCCAATTAAAGCCTTACAAGCCTGTACCTCACCCCATGCAACATCGCATAAGTGAGTTCAGAACGATACCAAGTCAAGTAACAGGGAGAAAAGATGAGAGCAAAAACTGAATTTGAAAACTGGATTGAAAGCGAGAAGTTTGTCAGTGCAGAAGGCGGACTCGAGGAGGCTTATACAACTGGCTTCAATCGGGCGATTGAGTTAATGGAAGAATTTTTAAAGGACAAACAAAGTGAATGAAAATGATTTAAGAGATTGCTTTGCTATGTTTGCATTGATGGGCTACATTGTAAAAAGAGATATAGACCCTCATATGTTTGAGACTTGCTACAACGTAGCTGATGCCATGATAAAGGCTCGCAATGCAAAAGATGAAACAGGAATTGTCGCAGTAAAACGTAGTTCAACTAAAAAGGAGAAGTAAATGAAGAAGTTAACCAAAACCACCAAAGTGTTACGCTATATCCGTAGTCATCCAAAGGCTCTTGCAAGTGAAGTAGCTAAAGCCGTTGGAGTTAGTGTCAATACTGTGTATCAAACTACATACAATGCTAAGAAGAAAGCTAAGTCATTACCAATGACGGCTCTTGCACCTAGCACCAATGCACCTAATGCTCAGATGTCTTTGAATCTATTTAGCGATCCACCCAAGCGTGGAAGACCATTTAAGCTGAAAACAAAACTTGGTACTTACACTAAAAAGAATCAAACTAGCCTTACAGAGATTCGTGATGGGCAAGTTCGTCTAGTAAAAGCTTTAACTGACAACGTCAATCACCCTCCACACTACAAGGCGGGCGGGATCGAGACTATCGATTTCATCGAGGCAAAGTCTCTTAACTATAACCTTGGTAATGTAGTCAAGTACATCACACGTGCTGACCACAAAGGGAATAAGTTAGAAGATTTACAGAAGGCGCAATGGTATCTCGCTAGAGAACTTAAGAATCTAAGCAAGTAACTCTTGGGGAGTTAGGCTTCGGCTTCGCTCCCTATTTTTGTATCTATTAAATTTGTTATTTAAGGAATTAAGTGAACCTAATCACCCTAGATTTTGAGACGTACTACGCTCAAGATTACTCGTTAACTAAGCTAACAACTGAGGAATACATCAGGGATAGACGCTTTGAGGTTATCGGTGTTGCGGTTAAGGTCGGCGATGGTATCGCTGAATGGTTTTCTGGCTCACACCTTGACATCCAAAAATACCTTTCCACGTACCCGTGGAACGATTCTGCTCTCCTTTGTCATAACACGATGTTTGATGGGGCTATCCTTGCATGGCGATTTGGCATCAAACCAAAGCTATATCTCGATACTTTGTGCATGGGTAGGGCTACCAACGGTGTTGATGTGGGAGGCTCTTTAGCCTACCTATCTGAGCGTTACAAGTTAGGCAAGAAGGGTACAGAAGTCATTGACGCTAAAGGTAAGAACATAACTGGTTTCTTAAATAGCGAGCTTGCCCAGTACGGCGAATATTGTAAGAATGATGTGGAGTTAACTTTTAAGCTCTTCCAAGTATTGTCGAGTGCGTTTCCAGCAGACGAATTACAACTAATTGATTTGACTTTGCGGATGTTTATTAATCCCATACTGGAGGTTGACGATGCTTTATTGATTGAGCGTCTTGAAGAACTTAAAGATGAGAAGTTCAAGCTACTTGGAACGCTTAAAGAGAAGTTAGGATGCGAGCTTGAAGAAGACGTACGCAAGAAGTTAGCCAGTAATAAACAGTTTGCTCAAGTGTTAGAAGACTTTGGTATTGAAGTGCCAATGAAGGAAAGCAAGACTACTGGCAAGCTAACCTATGCGCTGGCAAAGAACGATACAGGATTCATAGCGTTAACAGAACACGAAGACCCATTCATCCAGCAACTCGCTGCGGTGCGTTTGGGAACTAAATCAACTATTGAAGAGTCAAGAATAGAGAGGTTCATAGATGTCGGTTCAAGGAACAAAGGTCGATTACCTATTCCGCTTAAATACTACGGGGCGCATACGGGTCGTTGGGCAGGGTCGGATAAGGTCAATTTCCAAAACCTACCGAGTCGTGACAAGAAGAAAAAAGCCCTTAAGAACGCAGTCGTTGCACCCGAAGGTTACGCGGTTATCAACTGCGATTCGTCTCAAATTGAGGCACGTGTACTCGCTTGGCTTTCGGGTCAGGAAGACTTGGTTAAAGAGTTTGCCGATGGGGACGATGTTTACTCCATCTTTGCGTCGAAGATATACGACTACGAAGTCACAAAGAAAAATCCCGTTGAAAGGTTCGTGGGTAAGACCTGCATTCTTGGACTGGGATACGGCACTGGCGCATTAAAGTTACAGCACACACTAAAGACTAGTCCGCCAGGCGCTGATCTCACTAAGGAGAAGTGTGACGAGATAGTTAAATTGTACAGAGACACTAACGACATGATCGTTAAGTTATGGAGAGAAGGCGATAAGGCTTTAAAGTCCATGGCTGACTGGCAACCTGAGTTTGAGCCGTTTGACTATGGTATGCACGGGTGCGTAAAGGTAACTCAAGAAGGCTTTAAATTGCCAAACGGGTTATACATCCGCTACCCCGACCTCAAACTCAACACTGATGAAACTAAAAGCGGATACGAGTACAAGTCACGCAAAGGCCCCGTGTCTCTATGGGGTGGTTCTATTGTGGAAAACGTAGTTCAAGCTCTTGCACGGATCATCGTGGGCGAGCAGATGTTAAAACTTACCGAGCGTTATCGACCCGTGTTAACTGTTCACGACGCTGCGGTGTGTGTAGTACCCGAAGAAGACGTAGACGAGGCTTGTGCTTGGATCGTCGAGGTCATGTCAACACCACCAGACTGGGCTAAAGGACTGCCTGTGGCTTGTGAAGCTCAAGTCGGTAAAAATTATGGGGAGATGGAAGAATGGCGATGATAGATGCTGGAGGGAGAACTATTGACCCCCATTTATTAGAATCAAAAAAGTTATTTCCAGTAGCTTTGATTGGAGCAGAGGATACACACGCTAGTGTTAAAGCTGGGTTTCAAAATATTTTAGTAAAAAATAGAATATTGACTGCTTTTACTGACTATATTAAGTTGGCTAAAGAAGGTAAAGCCTATTCTAATATTGAATATGCGGGGGAACATATCAGCGAGTGCATTACAGATTACCCTAAAGTAATCCTTGAGAATCATTTTGATAAAGACTATCAATTAATGTTATCTGATATTGAAAATTTAGGTGAGATAAGACTACCTTTTCCCATGCTAACAATAATTACAGGGGAAAAAACTCACAACAACGATGAGACTATACACAATGAAGAATACGGAATAATCCGAAGAGGTACTCGAGTTCTGCAAGACGGAACAATCAATTTGTTCAACGCATATTTTATGGTGCAAAGAGGCGATAAGGTATTGATACACGCTATCTTTAATAAACCTAATGCACGACAAAAATCCTACTATATTTGTTCGCTTTATCTTGGTGTAGAAAACGGAAAAATGCAACTATACGGTGTAGAAAATTATGACGAGGCAGAGTTTAATGACCCCGACACCATAGGTACAATAGCCGCGCATGCAGTTATAGCTATTCATATGCTAACCCTATCAGGTGGAGACATTTATATGGATGCTCCTACACCTGACCAAGCGGCGGTTAATAGAAAGCGTGTTAGCAAGGGTAAGAAGCCGTTGGTTGAGTTCCGACTAATTACAGTAGACACCAAGAAGAAAGATACCGAAGTTGTTATGCACCATGGTACTCATGCTTCACCCCGCCAGCATTGGAGACGTGGACATTGGAGGACTGCACCCAAGTCAGGTAAACAAGTTTGGATTGATCCAATCTTAGTAGGCGACGAAAAGAACGGCAAGATTATTAAGGACTATGCGGTAGGACATTACGAGGAGAGAAGAGCATGAAAGCGTTTATTTTCTGCGTAGGCCTGCTGTGTTCGAGCGTTAATGCTCAAGAGATGGCGGTCAATGCTATGCCATTAGATAACCCGACAGGCTCAACTTGCAAGCTAGTCATGGCTGAGTACCGTGCTGGGTCAGTCGTTATGTATACGGGTAAATGTGGTTGGAACGGTCTGTACGGCATTGCTGGGTATGTACAGGCATGGAATCACAGTAACCATATAAAGATTGTTAGAGGTATGTTTAGCAATGGTAAGGCAGTTTCATGGACAAAAGTTACTTACATCAACAAGGTTAATAGAACTATTGAAACTTATGAAGAAGATGAGTGGATAACCAACAATAGGAAGACTCATAACTTTGATGACAGGGAGACTGATGCCCGTCAAGCTGGGTTGTATTTAAATTTTAATAAAGCGGAGTCGTTGTTTAAGTTTGCAAATTACATTGACATACATGAATAAGGAGAAGTACATGAAAAAACTAATAGTAGTATCAGCTATGTTTTTAGGAGCTTGTGCAAGCAAGCCTGAGTCGGTGGTGTTTACACCTCCGTTTAACGCTCAGAATATTCCTATCACTAATACAACTAACATCCCAGCCGTAGCTTATGTATATGAGACAGAGGTTACAGCAATGGGTAGGACTCAAGTGGTAGAGGCTACCCGTATGTGCGAAGACTCAGGGTTAAGAGCGTCGCCAACTTTTGCTCGCCGTAGAATTACAGGTCAGACTTCTGAAGTAGTAGTAGATATACAATGCTTACCAAAATACAAATAAAGGAAATTAAATGTTAGAACTAAATGCAGAGCAAACACCAAAGCCAGCTAAGTTATTTATAGCTACTCCGATGTATGGCGGTATGTGCGTAGGTGGATACACCATGGGTATTTTGAATACTGTACAAACTTTTATGAAGAACAAAATTCAAATGTACTACTCATACATGATGAACGAGTCTCTGATTACCCGTGCTCGTAATGGTATGGCTTATGACTTTTTGGCATCAGACGCTACTCACCTAATGTTTATTGATGCTGACATTAGTTTTGACCCCGAAGATATTGTGCGCATGATTAACGCAGACAAGGACATCATCTGCGGTCTATATCCAAAGAAAGAAATTAATTGGCAGTTAATATCCGATGCGGTTAAAAAAGGTGTTGACTATAAGGACTTGCCTAACTACACAGGCTCTTTTGTGGTTAACCTAGTAGGTGGTGCGCTAGAGTCCACAGGGAATATTAACGAGCCAATGGAGATTGACAATGGCGGTACAGGCTATATGTTAATTAAGCGCAACGTCTTTGATGTTTTAAAACCTTTAGTGCCAACCTATACCAACGACATGATTCTGATTGTTGATAAGAACCCGCAGAAGAAAATTATTAGCGAGTTTTTTGACACCAGCATTGATGAAGATACAAACCGACTGCTATCTGAGGATTACCATTTTTGCAAGATCGCTCGTAAAGCTGGCTTTAAAGTATATGCCGCACCTTGGGCAAAGCTAACTCATAGCGGTACTTATAACTTTAGCGGTACTTTACCAAGGAGTTAAGATGATTCCAAATTGCCAACTAATCACCTCAATGGATGCGCAATTCCTTGTATTTAAAGGGAACGACCTAGTATCTAATGCTTTGCGTAATGGTGGATATGAGCTTGACCTTCATGCTATGTCGGATAGGATACTAAGCCAACATACAGGGTACGGCAAAGTTTTAGACATTGGGGCTAACTTGGGTAGCTACTGCATCCCATTAGCAAAGAAGCACCCGCATATTAAGTTTGAAGCGTTTGAACCCCAGCGTATCGTTAATTACCAGCTATGTGCAAACATAATTATTAACGGTTTAGAAAATGTTAATAGCTACGAAGTTGGCTTGTCCGACAAAGAAGAAGTGATTGAACTTGTAATGCCTGACTATACAGTCGAAGGTAATATCGGTGCATTTAGTATTGACAAAGAAGTTCGTGATAACGAGTATGAGTGTAGTTCTAAAGGAGCAACCGATGAACTTCAGTTAACAACCCTCGATGGTTTAGGCTATGAGAACATTAAGCTACTTAAGATTGACGTAGAGGGTCATGAGTTAGAAGTATTAAAAGGCGGTATCGAAACAATCAAGCGTAATAACTATCCACCAATCATCTTTGAAGCATGGACATGGAAGCCTTGGTATCAGGAGAAGCGAACTGCTTTGTTTGATTATTTAAAAGGTCATGGGTATAACATCATAGAAATAGGCGAAAATAACATTGCCCGACACCCTGACCATGAGGAAACAAAATGACAACTTTTACGACTGAAGACCGTGTCAATGCTACTGTTGACCTAGAGCCTTTAGAACCCATACCGTTTGCTGGTATGGTGGATATAAATAAACCCAACATGAGCAGGCAAAACATTGCCGATGAACTTGGTGTAAGTCGTCAAACCGTTGCATACATTGAAGAAAAAGCATTAAATAAAATTCGTGCCGAACTATTTAAACGTGGCGTTAATAAGGAGGACTTATTGTGAGCCTTGAAGAACTTAAAAAAGAACTAAGCAAGTTCTATCAATGGATAGATTCATTAGCCAAAGAAGAAGTTACTCCAGAAGAGGAAGAAGAGTGGCGCCGTTTGGAAAAACAGAGTAATATGTCAAAATGAACTTTACTTGGTCATTCTCCGCTCTTAAAGAATACGTTAACTGCCCTAAGCAATATCAGGAGTTAAAGGTATTAAAACGCTACGAAAAAAAAGCCACGGAGCAAATGCTCTATGGAACTGTTGTACACAAAGCTTGTGAAGACTACGTAGCTGAGGGTAAACCCTTAGAGAAAAACTACCAACGCTTTAAGCCTGTGCTTGACTCTTTAGTAGCAATCCCTGGAACTAAGTATCCTGAGTATGAAATGGCACTCACACCTGACAAGCAACCGTGCGCGTTCCGTGATGACGGCAGATGGGTACGGGGTATTGTGGACTTGCTTATTGTGGACGGCGACTACGCATTTATTGTTGACTACAAGACTGGCTCTAACCGTTACCCTGACCCAAAACAGTTAAAGCTAATGGCACTAATGACCTTTGCTCACTTCCCCGAAGTCAACAAGATTAAAGCTGGGCTATTGTTTGTAATGCATGAGAGTTTCATGGATGAAGAATACACACGAGATCAGATACCAAAACTATGGAGTTATTTTGAATCTGACCTTGAAAGGTTGAACTATTCGTACGAAAATGATACATGGCAAGCTAACCCTACCCCCCTATGCGGGTGGTGTCCTGTTAAGTCTTGCGAATTTCATAAGGAAAGATAATGCCCTACGTAACTAAACCAAGACCGTATGCAAAAGAATATCAACAAGAGAAAGAACGTGGAGAACATCCCCGTCGTATGGAGCGTCAAAGAGCGAGGCGGGCGTTGGATAAAAAATTACCTGACGGAAACGGAAACGGTAAAGCCGATGCAAGAGAAGGCAAAGACGTTGCCCACAGAAAAGCTTTAGATAAAGGCGGTTCAAATAAAAACGGTACTTACATTACTACTGTTGCTAAGAACCGTAGCTTTAAACGTGACTCGCAAGGTAATCTAGTATCAGAAACAAGTAAGAAAGAACGTAAAAAGAAATAGGTAGTGGGGTGTTCCGCTGTAAGGCATGAGTGGGCGGTAGGGTTATTTGTTCCCCTTACAACCATGTCAGCAGGGCGGTGTTTGTGAAGGCTAGCTGATAACACTAGCGCTTCTCCTTGGCATTTGGCTCTGCCGACTAGCCCCCGTAAGGGGCGCCGTTAAAATTTAGTTAAAGGACAGTCGTGGAAATAGTAGAAAACCAAGTAGTTAAATTCAGTATTGCTTCAGATAAAGTTAATTTAATAACAAACTATCTAGAAAAAAGCGAAGTCTTAGAAGACGACGGCAAGACTGCAGACATGGTGGTCTACTGGGGTATCAAAGAGATGCAGCATTTAGTAAGAATCTATGGTGAAAAAGTTCCTTCACCGATACAAAAGGATTACAAGTGGCCTGGGATGTACACTCCCTTCAAACACCAAGAAACTACGGCTGCGTTTCTATCACTACAAGACAGGGCTTTCTGCTTCAATGAAGCAGGTACGGGCAAGACTTCCTCAGTAATTTGGGCTGCCGACTATTTGATGACTCAAGGCTTGATAAAGCGCGTTTTAATCATTTGCCCGTTATCTATTATGTACTCCGCTTGGCAAGCTGACATCTTTAAAACCGCTATGCACCGCAGCGTTGCCGTAGCCTACGGCGATGCCAATAAACGCAAGAAAGTTATCAACGGAGTCTATGAGTTTGTCATCATAAATTACGACGGGGTAGGAATTGTTGCTGAAGATATAAGTAAATTAGGGTTTGACCTAATTGTAATAGATGAAGCTAACGCTTATAAAACAGCTACGACCAAAAGATTTAAAACAATGGCAAAAATACTGAAACCTTCTACAAAACTTTGGATGCTTACTGGCACACCAGCTTCTCAGTCCCCGCTTGATGCGTTTGGACTGGCTAAACTTGTAAACCCAAATGGTGTACCTAAATACTTCACTGCGTGGCGGGATAAGGTAATGCACCAAATAACACGGTTTAAGTACGTACCAAAACCTACCTCACGGCAAGATGTTTACAACGCTTTGCAACCAGCTATTCGGTTTGAGAAAGCTCAGTGTTTGGATTTACCGCCTGTAATGTACCAGACCCGTGAAATACCACTTACCCCACAAGTTAACCGTTATTACAAAGCTATCAAAGATCAGATGCTTATTGAAGCGGCAGGGGAAAAGATTAGTGCAGTCAATGCGGCGGCAAAGTTAACAAAGTTGCTACAAATTTCGGGTGGGGCAGTCTATACAGATACCCGTGAAGTAGTGGAGTTTGATGTGTCTCCACGACTAAATGCCCTGATGGAGGTGTTAGATGAGACGGAACATAAAGTCATTGTGTTTGTTCCCTATCGTCACACCATTGAGTTAGTTTCTAAACATTTACAAGGAGAAGGTGTCACTAATGAAATTATTAGCGGAGACGTAGGAGCAAAAGAGCGAGGCGATTTAATTAATCGTTTCCAAACCTCAGAATTTCCACGAGTCCTTATTATTCAACCTCAAGCTGCATCGCATGGTGTGACTCTTACTGCCGCCAATACAGTAGTATTTTGGTCTCCAGTCATGAGTGTGGAAACATACTTGCAATGCATAGCTCGTATTGACCGTTATGGTCAGCAAAACAAAATGACCGTTGTGCATCTACAAGGTTCAGAAGTAGAACGCAAGATGTATGAGATGTTACAAGGGAAAGTTACTAGCCACGAGAAGCTGGTTGATCTGTACAAAGAAGAGTTAGGAATAAAAGATGAGTGAAAATAATTTAGATGAATTAGTAAAAACTTACTTGACAATTAGAAATGAACGTGAAAGAATTGCTGGTGAGTGGAAGGTGCAAGATAAAGCTTTTGAAAACGACTTGGCAGTTCTTGGTCAACAGATGCTAGCAATCTGCAACGAAACAAATGCAACAAGTATTAAGACTGCTCAAGGTAGAGTGGTTAAGAAATTAAATGAACGCTATACCGTATCTGATGGAGATAGCTTTCGTAAGTTTGTTATGGAGAATGAAATGCCCGAATTATTTGAGACAAGGATTCACCAAACAAACTTTAAGGAATTCATGGCTGAGAATGCAGGTGACGGTCTGCCACCTGGAGTGAATGTAATGAGGGAGTTTACAGCCGTTGTATATAAACCAACCTCAGAATAGTTAAATTTAGTTAAATAAGGAGTTTTAAATGAGTACAGATTTAGTGAACTTAAGCGCTATCGGCGCATTGGCAACAGTAGGTGGTTTAGATGAAGACACACTGGCGGTAGCTGGTGGTGGTGGTCGTCAAGGTACTAAGCGTCTATCTATTAAAGGTAGCGTGTTCCGTAAGTATGCGGGCGGTAAAGAGATCGGTGCTATTGAAGACCGTTTTATGAACGTAATCATCGTTAAGATGGCGCACAAAGCTTCTCGTACATACTACGACAAAGGCTACAGAGAAGGCGAAAAGGTTAGCCCAGCTTGCTGGTCATCTGACTCAGAGACTCCTGATCCTGAAGTAAAAAATGCACCGTCTTCTAGTTGCAACTCTTGCCCTAACAGCGTAAAGGGTTCTGGTGATAATGGTATGGGCGCAAAGTGTAAGCTGTCATGGCGCACTGCGGTAGTTCTGCCTAATGATCCAGGTGGTGATGTAATGCAGTTTGTTCTTCCAGCTACGTCAGCTTTCGGTAAAGAAGATAATGGTCGTTGGCCTTTCCGTCCGTACATCCAGCACCTAGCGTCACACAATGTGTCAGCGGGCCGCGTGGTTACTAAGATAGCCTTCGATACAAAATCTCCTACACCAAAGGTTTTGTTTGCTCCAGTCGGTGCTGTACCTGATGCTGACCTAGAAATCATTGCCCGCCAAGCCAAAAGCCCAGCGGCAGAAGCAGCTATCAAGTTAAGCGTGTTCCAAGTTGATAGCACAGGTGATACAGAGGTTGCAGTAGCGTCAGTGTCAGCCGAAGTAGAAGTAGAAGAGCCTAAGAAGCGGGAATCAAAAGCCGCTGCTGGTGAAAAAGCGTCCGATGTATCGGATATTGTTAAAAAATGGTCTAAGAAGTAAGGATAAGGAATGTCACGGACATACAGTCAAGAACTAATCAACACGGTTAGTACGTTAAACCCCAACTACCCAGGGGTTGCGTTAGCAAAAGCATGCATACAAGCGAATCTACCCTCCAAGTATGTAGCTGTAGCACTAAACGTAACTAGGATGACGCTCTATAGCTGGTTCCGTGGCAAGCCTATTCGCTTTAAGAATCAACAACTTGTCGAAGTGTTTACAGACTTAGTGGAAAGTGATACGGCTAAAGGGTTACTACCAGCTAAAACTACTAGCCATGCTAAGGCATACTTAGAGGACATGATCGGACAAAAGATTTAAACAACGGGGGAAAACGAGTATTGCGTCGGCTCGGCGACGTTAAATAGCCTGTACCTTTCATATAAAACACACGTTAGTACCCCACCCAATAACCTAGCCGAGGATTTCTCGGCTTTTTAGACTCTGCGCATATGTTAAAACAATTTTATGAGAAAGCATTGCCATCGCAGGGTGTTTATTGTGTAAGCGGTATAGAGCAAGCAACGAAGAAAACAACTAACCGCTTTGCTGAAACACTTGATGATGTATTTAAATTAGTAGACAAACTTAAAGGACAGAAGTTAAACGTATTTGTAGCACTAGGTAGCTTTGACGGGTTCAGTAGAAAAGCTGACAACTGCCTGTTCTTCCGTTCATTGTTTGTTGACCTTGACGTTGGAGAGGGTAAAGCATATGCCGACAAGGGCGAGGCGCATACAGCCTTATGGAAATTCATTGGTGAAACAGGTTTGCCAGATCCTGTTTGTATTGATTCTGGTGGTGGCTTGCATGCCTATTGGATTATGGATAGGGATATACCTATTAGTGAGTATCTGCCTTACGCGCATCAATTCAAAGCTTTCGTACTGGATAAAATCTCGGCAGACCCGTCGGTAATGGCAGATGCGGCGCGCATTATGCGTTGCCCAGAAACATTTAATCAAAAGTTTGACCCACCAGAACCTACGTCAGTTATTGGCGATGAGATTTATGTCTATGACTGGGACGAGTTTAAAAAGTTTTTTGACGGACAAGTAGAGTCCAAGCCTAACGACGTGCTAGCAAACGTTAAGAAGGGGCTAGACGAAGACACAATGGCTATGAAGAAGCTTGATAACTTTGAGTGGGACTTCAACAAGATAGCTGTGCGTTCTTTAGAGGGGAGCGGTTGTGCGCAGGTCAAATACTGGCTAGAGAATGAAACTACGCTAGGCTACGACGACTGGTTCTCCAGCATGAACATCGCTTACTTCTGTAAAGATGGCGACCAGATGATCCATGAGGTTTCTAAAGGACACCCAGACTATACCGTCAAAGCTGTAGAAGAAAAGAAACTTGAGTTCGTTAAGCGTGGTAAGCCACAGACTTGCGACTATTTAGCCAGCCAACACCCAGACAGATGCAAAGGATGCAAACATCGTGGAAAAATCCATACCCCAATCGTTTTGGGAAAAACTCTTAGAGAAATTACCGACGAACCAATTGTCGAACCAACCACAGGAGAACCAAGCGCTGACCAAATCAACGCCCTCCTCGGAACCCAAACCTATGAAGCGGAACCAATTCGGGAGACATCGGATACCCAAAAAATTCCAAAATTCCCAGAATTTTTAACACCATATAGCCGTGGAGAATTAGGTGGAGTTTATTACAACCCGCCACCAAAAGTGGATAAAAAAGGTAACAGAGAGTATTTAGACCCAGTAGAAATCTTGGCGCACGTATTATATCCCGTACGTCGTTTGTTTAGCCCGTTAGATGGCGAGTGCATGACAATGCATTTGGTTTTACCTAATGATGGGTTAAAAGAGTTTTTGCTTCCAATGAAGTCAGTGTATGCGCTAGAAGAATTAAAGAAGACACTAGCGTTTCACCAAGTAATTTACACCCCTAAATGGATTAACAACATACAAGAATATCTTGTGAAATGGAGCCAGTACATGATTAATGTAGGAAAAGCGCAAATGATGCGTATGCAGTTAGGTTGGACAGCAGTAAACAATACAGAAGAATGGAAGACAAGAAGCTTTGTTATTGGCGAACGTGAGATTACGATTGATAAAGAAATAGTAGAGTCTCCCGTATCCCCGTATATCAGGGGGGTAGTAAAACACTTTAAAGCAGTAGGCACGTATGAGCGCTGGCAAGAGTCTGCAAATGAGCTTAACCGTCCAGGGTTTGAACTCCATGCCATGACATGTTTAGCTGGGTTTGGTACTACCTTGATGGCTTACATGTCTACCCCAGGCGTTGTTATATCCCTTCTTGGTAGGTCAGGTTGTGCTAAGACTGGAGCTATGTACGCTGGCATTAGCGCCTTTGGAGACCCAGATGCACTCAGCGTGTTTGAGAGTACAGACAACGGTTTGACTGGTCGCATGCTTGGCTTGAAGAACTTGATGTTTGGTGTTGACGAGATTGGTAACAAAGACCCCAAGCCTCTATCTCAGTTAGTACATAACGTCTCTAACGGTAAAGCCAAGATTCGCATGCAAGCATCGGTCAACGCTGAGCGTGTTACAGAGATGTCAGCTTCTTTGATAACCATATTAACTACCAACGAATCTGTTTACAACAAGTTTGAACTTCATAAGGGAAGCCCTGACGGAGAAGTAGCACGTTTGATTGAGTTCTTAATTGAGCAACCAAACGACCTAAAAGGGACTGACGGCGCTAAGCTAGGTGTTCATATCTTTGATGCGTTCAAACATAACTACGGTCATGCAGGTCCTAAGTTTATTATTGCAGCGCTAGAGGCTGGTGACATTCAGATTAAGAAGCGGATTGACTACTGGATTAATAGATACTTAACTGATACAGGCGGTGACTCTGCTTATCGTTTTCACCAAAACTTTGTAGCAGCGGTGTTTACAGCTGGTGAGTTGGCTGTTGATGCTGGCATCGTTAACTATGACTTAGAGCGTATCTATGCCAAGGTAATTGCTGAGCTTAACAATATCAAGCTTAATGTTATCAAGGTTAACCATACAGACTACGCCGCAATTCTTGCTGACTTTATGTACGAGAACATGGGTAACACGCTACGCATTAAAGACGGAAGGGTTACTGACGAGCCTCGTGGTAAGTTGGTAGCAAGGGTAGCTATGGATGAGCCAACCCGTGTATCTAAAGATGCGTTAAAAGAATACCTGCATAAGAAGAAGATTGCTCCACGAGAGTTTGAAAAGTATATGTTGGAGTCTGGCGACATGCTAGATAAGGCGGCTAAGAAACACTTGGAGACTGGATGGAAACCAACCACCACAACTAAGGCGGCTAACGTGTATCTGTTTAAAAACTCAATGGAGTTTATGGATGTTGAATCCCACTCAGATCATTGAACCAGAATGGTTGCTTCCGTTTGAGGGTATGGATGTGGGGAATAGTTTTTTTATTCCTACACTCCGCCCAGCAGAACTTATTTACTCAATAGACTGCGGCGCTAAGCGGGCTGGTGTGCGGGTAAAGAGTTACGTGACTTCAAAAGAAGGGTTTCTAGGGGTACGTTGCTGGCGTACCGCCTAGGGTTTAATGTCGTACGCTTCAAACGTATCAACAATATTACGCTTAATAATATTTTGCTGGAAGTTTAAGTCTTTTAATAATTCTGTTTTTTCTTTCGGTGACAGATCCATCATTCTAACTCTTTTAGCTTCTGCTCTCATAACGTTTATGGCTGGTAAACTTTTATCGTAAGTAGCCACTATAACTTCAGCTAAAGGATTTTTATCCAAGTAATCTGCGTAACCTTCTGGGTTTGCTTTTTTGTACGTGTTTAATACTTCGCTTATCTTTTTAACTTTTTCTTCTACTTGTACAAATTCTTTGTTATCTATATTAGACTTGGCTCCTATAAACGAACCTAAAAATGGTAGGTCTGTCTTAGGATTAAATTCTTTTTCTCCACTTACTAAATAAGCGCCAGAAACCATAGCGTCAATTATTTTTCCTATGCCGTCAGCGTAACTGTTAGTAAGAAAATAAATACTATTAGGAGACCAATCATAGTCACCATTTGTAGCGTTAAACAACGCTTTGGATATTATTTTATATGTCTCAGGAATGTGATCACCACCCATGTAAGCATCACCCATACGACGGTTAGAGTCTCCGTAAATCTGTTGTCCTAAACCATTCTTATTAACAACAAACTCAAGTACGGGTCTTGCAAAGCTTGGCATTGCAGAATCTAAAGCCCACAGTGCAGGGTTATCTCTAACATCCATACGAGATACTGGGATTGGAATAAACGAATCTAAAGCAATGTTAGTTCCAATAGCAAACATAGCGTCGCCAAATGATTGGCGACCAAACCCTACAGCCGCTAATTGAGCGCCAGCCGCTGCAAACGCGCCCCAACCAAATCCCCAAGGCATCTGGAATGGCTTGTCAAAACCAGGAACATGGAACCTAGCAAATCTGGTCCATTTATTCATATCATCAACTAAAGTTTTGTTGCGTCCCATTTCGTCGTCGTCTGCCATCATATAAGACATCACGTAGAAAAGCGCACCTGCTGACATCAACGTAGTAAACATATACCGAGAATTAGTACTCTTTTGTGCATAGTTCTTTTTAAAATCAGCTAACGCTTCAGGGTTTTCTGAAATACTTTTTGGTAAGTTTTTAATAGCTCTTTCAAGACTGTAAGGAAACGCTGGTATTAATGACTCAATAGCACGTAAAGCTCCAGTTGCAGACGGGCGGAAGAACATAAATACTGCACCTAACCCCTTACCATATTCGCCTACTTGCTCGAAGTTAGCTAAGTTTTTAGCAAATTCAGCTGCTTTAATAGACGCAGATTTTTCGTCCAGCTTGCCAACTTTTATGTAATTTTGTTTAGCAATACCATAGGCAATAGAACGGCTAGCAATCTCAAACATGTTAGTCCAACCGTCTATTAATTTATTTAACTGCCCTGCGTTACGCATTATCATGCCACGACCAAGTTCTTTTTCAAGCTGTTTAAAGTTAGACTTAATAGTCATACCTTCTAGGTATTCAGTCATACCACCTTGAAGAATATACTCAGCCATGTTTCTAATGTCGGGGTCTTTTGTAGTTTTGGCTAAGTGTTTTAATAACCCTAGATTTTTAGAGTCATACAGTTTTGCCACTTTATAAGCTTTACCAAGAACACCACGTGCACTAACTTTTTCTGCTACTTCTGAAATAAATCTAGCTGACTCTTTTAATCCCATGTCAGCACCGATAGCCCAAGCGTTGGTCAATGCGTCACGAACAAAGTTTAATGGAGCAAAGTTGTAGTTGTAGCGGGTGTGCATTTGACCTAATCCGCTAGTAATTTTATTAGCTATGTCAGTAACAACCCATGTATCTTTATACGTGCTACGGATAGAATTAAGTAGCCGTGGGTCCATAATTTGAATAACGTCCATGCTACCGTCAGGGTTCATACTAAAAATAGTATGTTCTGTAGGCAATGCTTTTATAGCATCTGGAGTGCGTTCTTCAAAAGTTAAAGTTTTAATTACTTCAGCTTCTATATGGCCTTGACCATTAGGGTTATATTTATTAGCTTTAGAGGCATTCTTAATAGCTAAACCTAAGTCTTTTCTGCCAGCACGACCAGCTGCCTTAACTGCGTCAGACATTGATTGCAATATTGGATTAAATGAAACGCTACTACGTCCATCCATTGACTGTGGTACGTCTTGCATTTCTTTACCACCGCCCATATCGTCAAAGTTAAAACCTTCGTCCACTTTACTTTTTTTATCAACACCTTTTAAAGGTACATAGTTTTCAAACCCGTAGAAGTTTACAAAATTTGAAACTTTATCTGACCAATAATTACCTTCTTTATTAAGTTCAATTGTAGCGTTATGTATTTCTTTAATAGAATCAATAATGTCGTCTAATATTTCTTTGTGCGGGCTATTCTTGTAATCTTTAATTTTTGCTCTTGCAGCTTGTGCGCTTAAACCTGTAGCGTTGTATATTACTGCGTCTGGGTCAATACTATTAGCCAACGCTTCTGGTGTTACAGTTTTAATTTGTTCAGCGCTTAGGTCAGCAAGTGGGTCAACGTATTTATTGTTAATTACTCTTTTGCCTGTAGTTGAGTCTATTGCAATATTACCGTTTGCGTCGCGCATAAAAATCATAGAGTCTAACTCGTACCTAAGTTTTTTAACTTGGTCTTCACTCAATGTTTTTTGTTTGAGTAGATCTGTAATTTCTTTTCTGCGGTCAGCAGCTGTAATGGTGTTGTTTCTAAGGTTTTTATTTTTATTATCTAAAGGCACCTTTAGAATGAACTTAACCATATTACGTTCTTCAGTATGCAAAGCTTCTAACATCTGATGTAAATAGTTAAGCGACTCTTTTAAATCGAAACCAGTTGCCTTTCTAAAATCAAAAAGACCTTTGCTCAACACTTCATACGGACCTTGAATCATTGAATTAAAATAATTTTTAGCCAAGCCAGACGCTAAAGTTAACTGAGTGTAAAAATTATTAATTCTTGGACCAGTGTATTCTAGTACACCAGCTAAATCCATTTGATCTTGTCTGTATTTTGCTTCGTAACGTTTGTTTACCAACGCACGAACAACGTCTCTTAAACCTTTTGCAGTAAATAACATGTCTTTAAAATATTTTAAAGTTTTAGGTTGTTGGTCTGGTGGTAAATCATACTGTTTATTTTTAACGTCAATAGTTTCTTCTTGGCGTAATTCTTTTTCTGTGACTGGAGGCGCAGCTGTGGCGTAAGAAACTTCTGCGCCAGCAAACTCAGTTGGAATAGCAGCGATTCTAGACAAGTCTTCTAGAAGCTCTTTAAATACTATGTATTCATCTGGTCTATTAAACTGCCCTAAACCTAACGCCTCAGCTACGTTAGAGATAATTCTTTGAAATAGATTTTTGTTTTCTTCTCTAGTTTTATAAGTCTTTGTAGGTCCAACAGATACATACTGCCTTTCCTTATCCATATCCATTGTGCGCAAATCAGATTGAAATGCAGAATTACCCCAAAACTCAGCAATGAATTCTTTCATTGTTCCAATGTCGTATTTCTTACCTAACTTATCTTTTACATAACGGTAGTTATTGTCAAGGCGATTAAGTGCATTCTCTACAGCTTTGCGATCAGCTGCGTTTTTAATAGACGCTAAGTAATTTTTGCGATTGTCTATTATGTGGTCATTTAAATAGTGCCCTACCTCGTGCATTACTACTTCAGCAAGGGGGCGTTTACCTGTATATACATTTGCTTCGCCTTTTACAGTAATGACATTATTAGACGGATCAAACTTACCATCTTTGCCATCTTCTACTTCACCAAAACGAATCTGTAAATTCTTTGCTTTCTCACCTTGTTTAACTTTTTTATTAATGCCGCCAAACAATTTAATTAGCTGCGTAAATATTTTTGCGTTAGTTCTAGTAGCTCTATCATTTAAAGTTGAGTCAGAAATATTTTTAATAGCGTCTGATACATTGTTAGCTTTAATATTAGCTTCAAGCGCAGTTACTAACTTAGACTTAGCAGGGGCTTCTTTTTCTTTTTTTTCCGCTTTCTTAGGTAGCACTTTTTCAGCTGCTTTATTAAATTCTTTTAACTCTTTAGTTAATTGTGTTTCAGCAGCAGCTTCTTGTTCGATGCCCTGTTGAGCTTCTGTTTCTCGTTTAGCGTCAGCTTCTTTTTTAAGCGTTGCCAATTCTTGAGATAACTCATCAGCTGTAACAGATATTTTGTCTTCTTTTTCTAATTTAAGTTTGCGCTCGTCGGCATCAGTAGTCTGTTCTTTTCTACTTAACTTAGATACTATTTCTTGTTCAAGAGCTTTTCTAGCAATAATGTTAACTTTGGCTTGCTGCAACATATCCAACTTGCCAAGGAATGTGTTCCTAACGTCAGCGTGTTCTTCTCTAGACGTACGTTCTTCTTTAATAATTTGTTTTTTGTTAGCATGCTCAAGGTAAAGCTCAACTAACTCTTTTGGAGTCATAAACTCAAGCGGACTTCCAGCATCGTATAGTGGGATGCTCGAAACTAAACTAGTAATACGTTTGTTTGTGTATTTTTTACCTGTCTCTTTATCTACTTTGCCAGTTAACTCTTCGCGCATTTGTTCGCGCTTAGCGTTTTGTTCTTTGTTCTTTTTAGCAACAATAGATTTAAGTTTAGGTATTACGCCCATTTTTTGGGCAACAGTATCGTAAGTATCAAAAGCAATCTCGTGCCCTGCATACTGGATTGCGTTGTCAATATCTTTAGGTGCAGCTGCGCCGTAGTAACTAGGAGTCTCTAAATAGTTTTGTGTAGCTGGAGCAGCTTTAGCGGTTTTAGTTTTTTTAGGTTTTTCTTCAACAACTTCTACAGGTGTTTTTTCTACAACTGTTTCTGTAGGTGCTTCTTCTACAACCGTTTCTACAGGTGCTTCTTCTACAACTGTTTCTGTAGGGGCTTCTTCTACAACTTGTTCTTCAGCTAATCTAGCTTCTTCATCTAATCTAAATTGTTCAGCAGCTGCGGCGGCTTTAGCTTCTTGGTCGGCTAATGCTTGTTCGTCAATTACTTCTACACCAGCAAGTTCGTTAATTAAATCTTGAGACTGATTAGTTTCTGCGCCCCATTTTTCTACAAGCTCAGGAAAATCAGAAGTTTCAGCATCTTCTGGTAAATTAATACCGTTTTGAGACGCCCACCCAAAAAATGATTTAACTGGGTCTAGTGCAGACTGCTGTGTTCCCGCTCCGTCTTGAGGTGCTGATTCAAGACTTTGATCGCCGTCCACTCTAGGTCGTCCAAGTCCAACTCCTGTAGTTCCATCGGCGGATATATCTTCTCTGGGTTCTCCAGATATTCCAGCGCCATCTCCACTTGCTGGAGCGTTAGTCTGTTGAATAGCATCTTGGCCTCCTAATTTAGCTTTTAGTATAGCTATTGCGTTTACGTTTGAAGTGCCGACTGGAATAGTTATTCCTGCGGCTTTAGCTATTTGCCTATATTCAGATTGCGTAACTTTGTGTCCAGCATCAACCGCAGCCAAATAAGATGGTAAGTCTGTAAATGTAGTAGCTTGTTTAGCTACAGTTTGTTTTGCAGGGATAGGCGCACCAGCTTTTAAAGCCTCTAATTCTTTTCTTTCTTTTGCTTGTGTAATAGCAGCGGCTTTAGGATTACCATGTGTGCCAGCATCTAGTTTAGCTTGACGTGTAGCAATAGACTCTTCTAATTTAGTAACCCTAGTTGCTTTTTCTTCATCAGATAGTATGTCAAACGTTTCTTCTTTTTTAGCAGCAAGCTCATCAGCTGTAAATTGAGTTGCATTGCCTGTATCGTCAAGAACACTTTTTAGCCTGTAGTCAGTTTCTTCAACGATAGGCGCTTGTTGTTCTTTACCTGCTTCTTTTTCTAAAAGTTTTTCTTTGTCAGCAGCTTTTTGTAATTCTTTTACATCTAATTTTCCTTGCGCTGTTAAAGCTTCTTTGCCACCAGCTACAGAACCTAAACCTAGTCCAGCTAAACCTTCTAATGTTGCTTGCCCTACAACGCCACGCATAGTAGGTACATCTAAACCTTCACGTTGCGCTGCAATATTTTGTGCTAGTTGTTCTTGACCAGCTTGACCAAATTCTGTAGCAAATTCTGTACCGCCAGTAATTGCACCTTGTTTTACAGCACCACGTTGCGCTGCTTTTTTAAGTCCTTCTTCAGCGACGTTACTAAGTTCTTGTTTTACAGCGGCTTTTGTTAAGATGCCTTTAGCCAACTGTCTAGCAATAGCGGGTTCAGCGCCTGTTGTAGCGCCAATACTACCAATAGCGGCGCCAGCCAAAATCATATCTAAGTTCTTACCGTTATAAGCTTGAGCTAGTTGTGCCCTTGCTTCTGCTTGGTCAGCAGGCATGTTTGTTTTACCTAGTTCATCTTTAACTGCTTCGTATATAGAACCTTTAACAGTACCAGCGCCCATAGTTGAGCCAACAGTAAGACCCGCCCCAATAGCTGCAGCTGGTCCTAATACTGAAGCACCTAAACCAGCAAGAATAGCTGGCCCTGCTGTACCAAACGCATTAGCAATAAAGTCAACAGGAGCTACACTCATTGCTTGGATAGCTGATTTAACTTGGTCAAGCGCTCCTTTGTCTTCAGCTTCTTTCATGATACGAGCAATTTCTTGCGAGTCTTGTTTAGACTGAGCGCTCATTAAGTTAGCTAAATAGTTTTCCGCACCTTTTAAAGTATTACTTGTGCTACTGCCAGCACCAAATGCGTCGGCAATCATCCTAACGCCAGACACTGCTCCTTTACCTACTTGTAGTGGTACGTCAGCAATTCCTCTAAGCGTAGAAAAGCTTTCTGGAGCTGCAGCTGTGGCTGGAGCAGCCTTTGCCGAAGGAGGACCCTTCATTAAAGTGTCAAGAATAACGTCGTCAGATGCCCCTGCCTGCCTAGCACCTATTACATCAAAGCCTAACTTTTGACCCAAAAAATTATTTATTTCAGCGTCACTAGCCCCAGCTCTTCTTGCACCCTCTAAGTCAAAAGGGAGACTTGCCATTTATTTTTGGCTCCAAAAACTATTTAGATCAACGCCACTAGATCCGCTAGACGAACCCGAAGAAGTTGTAGTCATTCCTTTATTTTTCTTAAAAAACTCAACGTTATCTCTAAGTTCTTTCTCACGATTTTCAAATTTTTGAACTTCTTTTAAAGAATCTTCGTAACGTTTCTTTTTAGCTTCGTCAAACTTACCAGCTTCATAATCTGCTTTGCCAGCTTTAACAATTGATTTACTGGTTGAATATGTATTACCTATTGCATTACCTTCTTT